TTTCTCTTGTAATAATGCATAAATTTTCCGCTTTTTAAACACCCTTTAGAAGAAACTGCGGCAGGAGAAGGGTTAACTCTTTTCGGAACGGGGATCAATCCATTCCTAGCCGTGTTTCAAACAATCTTACTCTAAAAACCACTCAGGTTTCAATACCATCAATTGATAAAGCCGCCCCGTTGGAATGGTTTTCCATTGGGAAACAGCCGCCTGGCTGATGCCTAACAACTTAGCAAGCTCATTCTGTGAACCAGCCAATGCAATAAACTTATTCTTGTCCATAAGTTTTATTATATATCTATTTGCAAAAAAGCAACATTAGGGAAAATACCTACAAAATAATTGTTGACCTATGTATAAGTTACCTTATAATTCATCCATGCCCTAACAAATCGTACGGGGTCTTTTAAAGAAATCAAATGTCTAAATACACAAAACTTACTGCCAAGCAACACATGGTAATGATGGATTTCTTGGCTACTGCCAAAACAAATTCACTCAACAACTTGGCAGCTTGCGTTCCATCTAGCCACCCAATGTTCAAAACAAATCAAGTCCGCCAGATCAGAGTTGTGACAGATGCAATTGCTTGGGGTTGGGATGAACTTGGCAATCGTGTTCGATTGACCCCTGACCTTCGTGTTCTTCAAGAAACTGGCTGGGGCGACAGCGTTAGATAAAAACGGGGCGAAAGCCCCATTAAAAATATTTTTATAAAGTGTTGACATTTCTGTATAAGACAACTTATAATTCACTCAAGCCCAAGCACTTCGCCAAGGGTCTATTTAGGAAACCAAATGATTGATTACAAACTCAGATACCACTTTGACGATCTCATTACACACAATGATGGCGACAGTTTCGACAAAGTAACAGTCGGCTACGACTACTACCCAGCAGAAAACAATCTGCCCTACGACCACAACACAGCAGAAATTTACGATGTGTTTGTGTACGACCTACAGGGTAATGACATTACCTACGATATGCCCAAAGACCAATCAGACTACATCATGGATGAAGTCAAATCCCACCACGCTCGTATGCTGAAAGAACAAAATGAAATCTAAGATTATTCAAACCATTGTTGAGTGCTTTTTGGCCATCGTCATCTTTGGCGGTTGGGGTGTTTTACTTGCTTGGAGAGGCTAAATGACAGTTGCTAATTTACTGACGTTAAACGTCAACGAACACACAGAGAAAAAAGCCAATCTAACTTATCTGTCATGGGCTTGGGCATGGGCAGAAGCACTTAAAGCCGATCCCAAAGCAACATTTGATGTTGTGATGTTTGATGACAAATGTTACATGGACATCAACGGCACGGCAATGGTTTGGGTGACTGTCACGATGTTTGACAAGCCAATGACTTGCCAGTTGCCCGTTATGGATCACCGCAACAAAGCCATCCTAAACCCTGATGCCTTTCAGGTCAACACGGCAATCATGCGGTGCATGACCAAAGCACTCAGTTTGCATGGCCTTGGGTTATACATCTATAACGGTGACGATCTTCCGTCTTTTATAGAGCCTGAGTCAACCATTGAGGCTGACACCATGACAGACTTGTTTCTGGCCATTGACAACGCCACCACACAAGATGAACTCAAGATTGCCTACAAAGTCGCTTATGCGGCTTGTGATGGCGATAAAGCCTGGCAGATGAAAGTCATCGCTGCCAAAGACAAAGCAAAGGCCAAATTATGATTCATACAGATGAAGATGATGAGTTTGATCGCATTGAGCGTGAGCAAGAAATGCGTAAAGGGCAACCCTACCATTGGGAAGCCGATGCCATCAAAGCCGCAGTTTTGATTGAGCGTGAGGAATGTGCAAGGTTGGCAGAGAAACGACTTGATTGGGGAACGGCTCTTGCCATCAGAACAAGGGGAAAAAAATGATTATCAAACGTGCAATTGCTGTGGAGAGCTTGACCAAGGTTTGCGAGGAAAGTTTAAACCTTATCAAACAATTGATTGACGCTGACCACGCAGTTTATGGCAAAGGCTTTGAGGATGGCATGGCAGCACAGGCCAAAGTGCAACAGACTTTAAGACCTTTGGCAAAGCTGACAGATGAAGAAATCATGCAAATCATGGAAATCGGTTTAGGGGTGCGAGACACCATTGATACAGCCCTTGAAAAATTAATGGAGAAAAACCAATGATTGAACTTATGGAACAAGGTACAGAGGAATGGTTCAACATCCGCATTGGTAAAGTCACCGCATCCCGTGTTGCTGATGTGCTTGCCAAGACCAAGACAGGCTACTCCACCACCCGTGACAACTACATGGCGCAATTAGTCTGTGAACGCTTAACAGGCCAAAAAGGTGAGAGTTTTACCAACGCTGCCATGCAACATGTAACAGAAACAGAACCGCTTGCTAGAGCCGCTTATGAGGCTCTTAGGGACGTTTTAGTTGATGAAGTGGGGTTTGTATCCCATCCATCAATAATAATGGCTGGTGCGTCCCCTGATGGCCTTGTTGGGGACGATGGATTGATTGAAATCAAATGCCCCAATACCGCGACACACATTGAGACTTTATTGTCTGAGAGTGTGCCAAATAAATACTACACCCAAATGCAGTTTCAGATAGCTTGCACAGGGCGTAAATGGTGCGATTTTGTCAGCTTTGACAATCGCCTACCAACAGAACTTCAGATGTTTGTGAAACGTGTCCCAAGGGATGATGTGTATATCAGACTTATTGAAGATGAAGTCGTCAAATTCTTAAACGAACTTGATATAAAAATTGCTCAACTAATGAAAGTTAAAAATGTCTAAAGTCTACGAAATCACCATTGTTTCAGGTAAATACAAAAACAAAGATGGTCAGGAAAAATCCCGCTATCAAACAATTGGCTCGGTTATCGAGACTAAAAACGGCCTGATGCTCAAACTTGACAGCATCCCACTTCCTGATGGCGGTTGGAACGGTTGGGCATACATGAACACGCCCAAGCCTAGAGAAGAATTTAAAGGCTTGCCCGCTGATGATGACGTACCCTTCTGAGGAAAAATCATGGACTATGTGAAATTTTTTGACAGAATATTTCCTGAGTTTCCACGGGTCAGAACGGCTGACCCCGTAACCTCCTTTGAGGCAGCGGATTCAATTAAGGAAATTGCCAATCAGCACCACATTATCATCTTGGAGTGCTTGCAAAAGCATGGGCCGTTGGGCAAGGATGGGATTTCAACCCGCACCGATCTTGATGGCAATCAGGTTGCCAGGCGGCTCAATGAGATGAAAGTCCTTGGTCTTATTACCTTAACTGGCGAAAAAGTGACATCCAATTCAGGAAGAAACGAACGTGAGTGGCAAGCAATTGTCACAAATTAAGCCTAGTATTTCATTGCAACAATCGGTTGCGTTAACGGGGAATACTATGAAATTCGAGATGGAATTTGGTTGGGCAGGAAATGAGAGCGTTATCATTACGACCTTTGATTTTGACAAGATCGCTATCTTGCAAGCCTTCATCAATCATTGCGAGGAGACAGGCTGGGTTGATGAATATGAAGATGCTGACGAAATTGAACTCGAACTTGAAGAAGACACCGAAGAAGAAGAAGCAGCAGATTAATTAAGTGGGGCTTACTTGGCTAACAGGTAAAGCCCCACATTTCCTATTGCATAGCCGCCATATACAACTGCCATAGCAGGGTTGCCTTTGAACAATTGCTCAACAGCAATATAGGCATAGATTGCTCCCACAAGGGCGATTAACCAAGCACTCATATAGTTTTACTCTTTATTGTCCCTACAAGGGCTAAAACGCAGACACATCAATCACTTCACCCCTGAACTGGATGTGATCCTCAGAAAAGGCATGGACAAGTTCAGGCCAAAGCAATTCACCATTAAAAAAGGTCAGAACCGCAAAGCCTGACCTGTGATTGTTTGGATTTAACTCAGCATATGTAAACTGAGGGCCGTCTGGCTCGGCTAATGTGCCTGTGTCAACGCCATACCTCACGCCATTATAGTCATTGAACGGCGTGGTTTTTAAGGAATGTAAGTGCCCACTAACAACCGAAACGCCCGCTTGGACGGTGTTGTTATGGGTGGCATGAATTCCTCCCTTATATCGGTGTTTGACAATCACTTTTGATGTAGGCCAGCAAGCCCAACAAAATTCCCAATCAGGGATGTGGTCAGTTATCTTAAAGCCTAAAACGTCTTTGTATTGTGGGGCGTGTTGAGCAAGTCGATTAGCAAATCGTGCGTCATGGTTGCCCCATGTGTGAATCAGTTTGACGTTGTGGCGCTCGGCTTTGGCGGCTTCCTCAATCTCACCCAAAGCGCCCTGACAAGCCTTTAATTCTTGAATAACTGTAGTGGCGGGCTGGTCAGTTGGATCATGGCGACTAATGGCTGCCCCGTCAAAACTGTCTCCATTTGCGATGACGGCACGGGGGGAAAATGTCTCAATAGCCCACAAAAGCCCCTTAAAGGCGGTAGATCGTTGACCAGGTATAAAGTGGGCATCAGAAAACACGATGACCGTACCGTCCAATATGCCAAGGTCAATTTGTCTTAATGGGGAAAATGATTTCTGTCTTTCATCGTACAAAGCACCACGATGGTCTGCCGCTGGCAAAGCACCATGCTCTTTTTCCATCCTGCGCCTGCGATAAGCTACGGCTCGATCAGTAACGCATAAAATTTTGGCAATCTTTGACGTTGATTGGTACTGATCCCAAAGTTTAAGGAATTCCTCATCTGAGCAAGCAGTTAGCCCGTTAGTTGAAACCATTGGAATCCTTTAAGAGCAGTTGCTCAAGTCGATTTATTATGCGGTGTTCTTGCTTTTCTATTTCTTCAATTGATGATTTTGGGTCTTGCGCTGCCGCCATAAGGTCATGCAGGAATACATGTAATACCTCATGCAAAGCCGTGGCTTCCAAAGACTCATCTGTAATCTTTTCAGCACCAAAATCACCTAAACGATAGGTGGCCAATCGTGCGCCCTCATTAAACTCAACGGAAGCCATTGCCTGCTTAGCTGGCTTTAGTCCCTTTTCAACTCTCCAATCACCAAGGTGAAGAATTGACTGCCATTTCTTTACACAAAGTGCAAAAAACTCAGCATCTTTTGATGTTGGAATATTTGACATTACAACACCTTAGTTAATATTTGTGACGTTTTTATTTAAACAAACGGCCTAGTGCCTTGTTTATCAATAATAAGTGCTTGCTTACGAGGCTTTGCATCGGGGGTGTTTGGGATGCTCAGATGCGTCCAACGATCAAATTCTCGGATAACTTGGTCATATTTAAGGTCTGACGCAATGATTGCCCGCACCACTTGGTCAGGCGTTAATTGAGGAACTCGGAAGTCCACAGCACAACCAATGCGATGCTGGCTGCGGTCAGAACTACCCACCGCATCATTGACTTGCTTACTGCGAAAAGCAGAGTTAACCATAATTGGTCGCCCGCCCAAGGTCTGTTTGACTTCCTCAAGGAACTCTGCGAGGCGTTTGAGGTTTTCCAGTTCTGCATCATTTGGCGTA